TCCGTAAAATACCAGTCTTGGTACTACGCTGTTCATTGGCTTCAAACATGTCTTCCAAAGTAACTGTACACAAACCGGGAACAGTAGAAAACACTTTTGGCTCTTCCTTGAATTGAGAAGAACTGTCAGCTGAGATCATTCTATCTAGCACCATCCCTATCAAACCCAAAGCATCCACTTGATCATCAAAGGTACCCGCATCAAACAGAAGCAGTTCCCTTCTAAACTCACCAAACCAAGATGCACCAAAAGGACAATAAAGTCCATTTTGCGCCATACGGCCGATGATACTCTGTGCACGCTGGGCTTTTGATTTGGTAGGTGGAAATTGCGCACGAGCGACATGTGCCTGTCGTTCACGCATACGTTTCACAAGAAACGGACCAACACCTTTATTGATCTGACCTGTTTCCTCAGCCCACCCAATTGGCTTCCAAAACTTGACCAAATCACAAAAAGTCTCAACCCAAACATCTGATGACTCCTGCTTACGCCAAAGGTCCAGCACATAGATATTGCTTTTGTTATCCACGCCCACCACAATATGAACTGTATAATTCTCACGATCCTTGGTCACCGCATAATCACTGGCACCATAAATATTCAGATCACCGAGCTCAAAATCAACTGGATACCCAGTATGAGGATTTTGTTCAAAGGTTTTCAACCATTCAGATTTAAACAACATGCCCGTATCAGGGGCTGGGCGCTGTTGATACAGGGATGACCAAGTACGGGGATTACGTTTAGGTGACCTAAACATTTCCTCGTTAAACCACTCAGGCCAAAGTATCTCACCTACCTTGCGCCCCAGTATGTCGTCCTCACGTTCACACTCAGCAGGTAAGCATACGACATACCATTCATTACCATCTCGACACTGCAATAACCCACTTTGACCGTTATAATTTTCGGGTAGGATACGACCCGCAGGATCGTCCTCATGCCATCGGGTAGTGATTCCAATTTCCCAAGCTTGAGGTTTCTTACGGGTGAGGAGATCATCAATATAAGCCTCCCATGTTTTTTGCCTGATGACTGGTGAGTCCGCTTGCTCACGCCCCTTAATCAAATCGTCCCAAACAATACCATCAGCACGGTTACCTGTGATGCCAGTCAAGATACCGGCTGCCATCCACTCACTACCATTCTGTAATGCCCATTCATCAGCCGCTTTGCTTTCCTCAGAAAGCAAAGTGTTAAAAATACGATTATAGACTGGTTGCTGAATAATGGAACGAGCACGTCGACCAAACTTACGTGGCAGCTCTGAGCCATAGCTTGCTACAATAACAAATGAATTTCTAAACCTACCCATAACGTGAGTAGGAAAGACAACTGAAGTATAAATTGATTTGCCAGACCCCGGTGGAAGTAGACCAAGCAACCGCTTTATCTTTCCATCTTCGACTTGCTGAAGACAATCAAGCCAGAGCAAATGATGCGCCCCAAATAAATGCTTACGAGGCCGAAACTGCTCGACCTCGTCTTCATTCTCCTCACGCAACGGGCCACTCGGTATATTAATTATAGAGGCGTAGGTTAGCAGGTCGTTTTTGGCTCGTTCCCGCTTTTGGCGTTCGGTTTGTAAGATCTTCAACTCTCTTGAGAGCTCGGCTAATTCGGTTGTCGAGTTCGGTTGAGTTGAGATTATCTGCTTTGCCATTGGTTATACTTGCCGTGATAGTGGTTTGAGAGGCTTTCCCATAACCGCGATCAAGGATAACTGCTGATGCGGCAATTCGAGTTGCCTCGGGTGCACGCTTATTCTTTACAATTTCAATAAGAGTACGCATTGCCGCTGTAGCATTTTCACGAGCCAAAGCCTGTAGCTCATGCAATTCAAGCTGCACCGCTCTCTTTTGTTGAAGTTTAATTCTATTCCGTTTCAATGCTTCCTCCCTGAGGGCAGGTTTAAGTTTCAATCCAAACCAAGTGATCCTATAACGCTGTCTACGTGAATTGCCATAATGCCCATAAGGATTCAAAACACCGCCCGGTGGGACTGCATGCTTGCGTAAATTTCTTAAACTCAACTGAGAAGGTGTTCCTGGATTACCTTTGTAATTTGTTTTATCACGAGGAACAACTTGAGGCGTCTCAAGTCGGATTATCTTGACCATAACTTATCCAAACGTCGGTAATTGCCAACTGTCTATAGTCTGTTCTGTCAAGTCTTCAATTTCTGCTTCTGCTTGAGCAGCAATCAATGCATAATGTTCACGGATACCCTGAACTTTTCCAATCAAGTCAATATCTTCTTGGTGTGTTGCAGTACGGACACTTTCATCAAGAGATAGAGCATCAGCATATTTAATATGCGCTAAACGTATCTTACGCGCAGGAAGCACTTTCTCCATTGCTGCATTTTCAGCAAACCTTAAATCAGACATAAGTTTGTTTTTCTTATCTTCAAGAGAAGGAGGCTGGGGTGTGTCATCAATAACCACGTAATCAGCTACATACTTATCTGGCTGCCCTTGTATTTGAATTCTCCTAACTGCCCTTTCAATAAGGGGATGAACAGCAGTTGGCCGAGGCTTGCCTACCACCATATTGAAAGCATGCATCGTATTAATATAGTTTTGAACAGCATTCTCAAATGCTAATTGATCAGCACCATTCCAAAACTGAGATGTGTGAATTTCAAAAGCCATTAATTACTCCACTACATTTTAGATTTTGCGCCAATTCTGTGAGCCCCGGAATGTCCACTCATACGAAGTCTAGCTGGTTGTTTTGCTTGTGTGCCAAATGCAGGTACCTTAGCAAAAGACCCCGCATGTGGTTTACTCTTGCTGGTGAAGCCAGCGAGGCCTGACAATCTACCCGGCTTCTTATCAACTATTTTATTTGACTTATTACTAAGCGAGGTATTCTGAATTGGAGCCTTATCAGCAATAAGAGCCTTAGATACAGCCGGTTCATCACTGTAATAAGGGCTCGATGGTTGTGTACGAATTCTTTTCTTCATTTCTTTTTACACCCAAGACGGTGCGCTCCGCTTACGCCTGAATTACGCAAAACACTGCTCGTAGCAGACTTGAAGATACCTGCCCCATTGTTGGGGCTATGTATCCCCATGTTTTTCACAGGATTACTCCTCGTAGGCACACCAAGGCTATGGCCTTGGGGTTGAGACTCATGCTTCCCAGCACCGCCACCCTTAGGCAAATTATCCACCGGGTTCTTCGGAATACCAATTCCGTGACCTTGAGGCTGGGATTCGTGTTTACCGGGCTTATAATCCTTGGGTCTGACATCTGTAGGCATCTGATTTATTCCTTTGAAGGTTAATGTTTCTTGCCAATTCTGTGCGCGCCAGAATGACCGCTATTTCGGTGATGCCCGTCATAATTTGCTGCTGTATGGCCAAAGCCATGGGAAGTTTTAGGCTTGTTAGCGAAAGCACTAATGCCACTCTTGTAATTAGGTGCTTCAGTTTTTTCCGAATCAGAAACCTTCATTTTGCGCTCACCAGCATTATCTGAAAGCCTGTCAGATGGACTATCATCCCAATCAGAAGATGAAATGCCCTTGCGTCTGGACCCACTATAATCACTTTTCCAATCTTCAATTGAGCCTCCCCAACTTTTCTTTTCAGTAGCTTCAGGGATACTCTTAACTGTGACTATAGCTTTTGCATCAGGCTTCTTATCCATTTTTTACCCCTTTGAAATATCTATGGCAAAAGCTCCCTTTGGTCCAGATTCAATTTTAAACTTTAATTTGTCACCCGGATCCAAAGCTACATTTGTTGCATCTCTGCAAAAACCAGACTCTCTTAAACGTTTACTATGAATAAAAATATCTTTGCCATCAACAAGAGCAAAGCCATAACCTTTTTCAGAACTAAACCACTTTACTTCACCCGTAACAAAATCACTAGACATTTTCGAAGCCCTAACTAAGCAATGAACACAAATGACAAGATAATTGTTCTTCCTTGTTCAAGTCAAGATGGAGCCCGGAGAGGGACTTGAACCCCCGACCTTCTAGTTACAAACAAGCTGCTCTGCCACTGAGCTATCCGGGCATTGGTACTGGATGACGGCTTGCAACCGTCCTACGGGGTGCACTTACCGTAGCTTGCGAAGATCCAGCATAAGTTGGTTGCGGAGATCGGATTTGAACCGATGACCTACGGCTTATGAGGCCGTCGCGCTGACCGGGCTGCGCCACCTCGCGTTACTTAGATTTTGCCTTGGGCTTATGCCCATATTTTCCTTTATCAGCATTATGAAATTCTTTTGCTACCTTGATTGGGGTACCAGCCTTCTTTGCAAACTCTGGCGAATGAGCAGCCGCAGACATAAATCTTTTCTGTTTTAGACTTTTACTAGGCATTTTATTTCCCCTTCACTCGGTTTAATCTCGGATTGGCCTTGAGTGCCGCTTTGGAAGCACCACGGCTCGCAGCAGCTAACACTGCACCGGGATTCTTGATCTTTGGATTTTGTCCTATTTTCTTTTCTACAGCAGCGAAGCCGGGATGGGCTTTACTAGACTTGGCCATTAAACTCTACCTTTCAGTTAAAGAATGAATAACTTCCAGCTGAAGAATATATAAAGTGACAGTATGCTACCTGGTGAAACCCACACTATCAAGGGGGCAACATGCCAACCTTATCAGAATTATTTTATATGGATATTTTAAATGCCATTATGGAAAAATGGCTCGGACCTGATTTTAACGATCCTATTAAGTTCACCACTGACAAATCAATGCCATACCGGATGATGGCCCTGTTACTTGATGACCCATGGAATGAAAATGGTTATAAAAAAAGTCCCAGTTATGAAAGAAATTACATTGTTGACATTACCAAACCAGAAATTCAAAGAAAACTGGACATGTTAAATGGTCCACACTTCAACACTATCATGAAAATGCTAGAACTGAGGATGTTAGATGAAGACAATGAGCGTAACAACAACCGAATTGAAAACAGCAGCGGAACGTTGGTATGAATTTCATGGGCTCAAATCCTTCTCCATGCAGCCCTATCTTAAATACCTTGGTGAAGAAATCGAAGCTGAAAAACTGAAAGATGCTTTTTGGGGCAGAACCATCCACACCATTGAAGTATCTAAAGAGTCAGCCCGCAAGATAAGGGCACTCAATGGCCCTCACTATAAAACCCTGTTGGCCATATACAAAGCACAGAACATGATCGAGTAAGCCAATGACCAAATATCTTGTCAATGGAGATGAAGTCCTGCTAGCCATCCAAAATTGGAACAATGTCATGAACCCGAACCCAAGAATGCTACTTAAATTCAGTAAATTTGTCGGGGAATATAAAGCTGTGCCCTACAATGGCTTAAACTCAACATGGGCCTACCAAGTAGACGAAACAACTTATAACAAAATCAAGATGCTAGCCAGCCCACACCACTATGCCTTGCTGAAAGCTTTCAAAGCCAAAACAGGATGGCAAGGGCAAATACCACCACCACGGAAAAGACCTGTATAATGCCCAAACAAGACCCCGGTACAGAAATAGACAGTGAAAAATACTTCGATGCACAAGCCAACTGGAAAACCTTTTGGGGGCAACAAGGAAAATCAATCCCTGACTTTGCAAAGTACCTTGGTTTGACAGGTGGGCCTCTGCTGCACAAACGATTACCAAACCGAAAATACACACTGATGCTCAGGGCCAGCGCTGTACGCAAAATAGAAAAACTATCCAGCCCCTATCACTATACTTTCCTCAAAGCCTATCAAGTCAGGAATGGTAGAACCAAGGAAGAGCGTGAATTTGATGACAATGACAGAAAACACTGTTGAAGTCAGCACTGACAAGATGAACCAAGCCTATTTCAATTGGGGAGAACACCCGTTGGTAGAAAGCAGAGGCGATTATGTAAAATTTTGGGCCTATGTAGGTGAATATGAAAATCCACGGAACGGTATATGGAAGCTAACTCCAGAAGGTGCAACCCGGATAGGTTATCTGTTAGGACCATATGCTTCCACCATCATCAGAGCATGGTACAAGGTAAACATAAATGAAGTATGATAATGGCAATCTATGCATCAGTTGGAAGACTTACAACAATCCAACTCACCTGTTTTATAAAGAGTACTGGATAGAACACGAACAGAGCTATGACTGTTTTCTGCTGATAGGCCCGTTACACCTCAGATGGTGGATAGAAGTATCCAGAGAAGTGTTCAAATGAGAGATCCAAATTATTTCAGTTTCAAGGGGTATTTTCAATTGAAAGAAATTAGTGGTGTGAGGATGGCCAAAGCCATCCTCGCTGAGCATGCCCTCAGGCAAAAACTGCATGATGCAGGGCTGCTAACCAGCACCTTGACTCGGTTTATAAAACTGGAGCAGCAGGACAAGGTTCAATATGGCGATTATTATACACTGTCAGATGAAATGGCACGACGTGTGGAAATGCTGTTGGGTCCAAATGCAACTACCTATTTTAAAATATGGGGGTTGCACGTCAAGTAAAAGCTTCTATGGAAGAGACCTGAATAAATTTTATCTTTCCCAAGCAGGAATTCAAGATGGATGAATAAATTTCTAGTATTCGTGGAAGCATCCTAGAATTTTGGTATCCACCATAAGGGGAGGATATATGTATTTTTATCATCTCCAGAAGTAACTCAATTTTTTACTATCTATCCTAAGGGGAGGATATACCTTATGAGGCACCCCGGGGGGACCATTCTCTAATCTAGCAAAATTCTCATGGTCTGTCCCATCCACGCAACTATCATCTCCCTCCCCTCCATTCACTTCTTCCTCCTCATTGTATTCCAGCCACACTGTCCCCAAGATGATGTGCATGCTTAGGTGCATTGCCATCACAACATCGTTATATTATTTTTGTTTGTAGTATTGACATTGATACCCATAGCCATTATGTTTGCATTGTTGACACGGCGTTGCATATAGCAGCGCAGGGGCTCAGGCCCCCAAGCCTCACAGTGGCACCCTTGAAAAGGTGCGGTCACGGGCAGGTGGTTCAACTATGACTAAAACCTAAAGGTCAACTACAATGACAAACATCACTGAAACCAACGCCGCAACCCATTACGTACCCCTGTTCAAAAACTGGCAGCACAAGGTGCTAGGCCCCAAGCCTAGCGCTGAACAACTGGCCAGCGTTCACGGGCTAGGTTGCCGCCCCGGTAAGCAGGCTTTGGCTATTGCCATGTCAACCCGTGACTGCGGCGTGACTGGTAGCCAAATTGTGATGGCTTGCGGTGCACCGCAACTCAACAAAATGCGTGGCCTGATTGCTGACGCATATTTGCGTGAAGTGCCTGCGCCGCTGGCTGACAACGGTCACAAGGTGTACCGCAATGAGGTCACGGCCAAGGGCAAACAACGCATTGAGCGCGTTGCCAAGGCTGAAGCCGCCAAGGTGGCCGCTGGTGCGGCTGAAACTGACAAGCCAGCTGATAAGGCCAAGGTCAAAAAGCCTGCCAGCAAGGCCCGCAAGCCCGGCAATGGGGCAAGCAAGCCCCGCCCGGCCACACCCGCTGAACAGGCCTTGGTTGAGGCCACGCTTCAGGCTGGTGACGTGACCGGCAATGAAGGTACAACGGCTGAACAGTTGCCCGCACCACAGCTGTGAAGTAAATCATACGGCCCCCGCGCAAATGCGGGGCC